CATAAGTCCCACACTTTCGTTTCATAACGAACATAACCTTCAACAATATGGGGTGATTAAGTTTGGCTGCAGCTAAAACGAAAACTGCTGTAAAACAGCAAAAAAACAGCAACAAAGATCATTTGGTAAAACACCAATGGAAAAAAGGGCAATCAGGAAACCCTAATGGGCGACCTAAATCAGGATTTGCCCTAAATGAATATATCACCAATCTTGCTAATGTAGAACTTGAAGATAAAAAGACTATGTTAGAAGCAGTTGTTGCTAAGGTATATGAAGAAGCATTAGATGGGAATATGACTGCTATCAATTTTTTGGCAGATAGAATCTTAGGTAAACCAAGTCAAAGTATAGGGATAAAAGATATTTCAGATGAGCCAATTAAGGTATTTGATATAGATGGATTGGACAATTGATGCAACCAGGAAAGCAATTCTCCAAGATCCTACAAGATATAAAGTCATTTGTAGTGGTAGAAGATGGGGTAAGAGTTATTTCTCGCTTATGTACCTATTGCACAAACCTTTTAAAGCGAATGAAAGAAGATGGGTTATCTTTCCTACATATAGACAAGCTAAAATGGTATCTTGGAGTATCCTCAAAAACATTTTTGCAGGTAAGCAAGTATCTATCAATGAAACTGAATTATCAATTACACTTAGTAATGGAGCAAAAGTCGAACTCAAAGGTGCAGACAAACCCGACTCACTTCGTGGGATTTCTACAACAATGGTAGTACTTGATGAGTACAGTTATATGAAAGAAAATGTATGGGGAGAAATTATCCAACCAACTTTAGCTGAAACCAAAGGATCAGCATTATTTGTAGGGACTCCAACTGGAGTTCAAAACCACTTTTATGATCTATTTGTCAAAGGACAATCAGAAGGTGGAGATTATAAGTCCTGGCAGTTTACTACCTTAGATGGTGGCTTTATTTCGGCAGAAGAAGTAGAGAATGCCAAAAAGAATTTAGATAAAAGAACTTTTCAACAAGAATATGAAGCATCATTTCTTACTGCTGCGAATAGAGTAGCTTATAACTTTAATAGAGATATCCATTGTAAAGTAATGGAGAAAAGTCCAAGAATGTTTTGGGGTGTGGACTTTGGGGTAGCAAGTTATATGACTGCTGTATTGATGTGTGAAAACACAGCAGGAGAAATCTATGTTTTTGATGAGATTGGATTACAAAATAGTAACACATTTGAATTGGCACAACGAATGAAACAAATAGCACCTGGACTTCCTTGTTATCCTGATCCAGCTGGTAAAGCAAGAACTTCGAACTCTACCAAGTCAGATCATATTATCTTACAAGAAGCAGGATTTACTGTTATTAGTAAAAAAGCCAATCCAACTCAAAAGGATAGAATGAATGCTTTAAATAGAATGTTAGAAGATGCCACAGGAAAACATAAGTTATTTGTGAATCCAAAATGCAAGAATCTAATTAGGGATTTAGAGTTATGTACTTTAGAGAATGGACAAATCTTAAAGACAGAAACATTGAGCCATTTCCTTGATGGATTAATGTACCCGATAGAATTTCGTTATGGATTCAAAGGACAAGCAAAGGCAATCGAATGGTAATGTTTATCTTAGGACTATGTGTTGGGGTGATCCTAAGTATGACTGGGGCTATCATGTGGGGACACCGATTAAGTATAAAAGAAGAAGAACTAAGTAGGGAGATGATACGAGATTTCCAGGATAGATTAGTGGAAACTCAAGAACAAAAATTTTATAAAAGGTACGAATCATGATAATTTACAATTTAACTGAAAAGATGTTACATAGCTTGTTAATGGAAACCATAGAAGATGGACATAACAAGGAAATGGAAGAAAGAGAACGACTCTTAGACTACTATGAAGGGTTAAACTTAGAAAACGATATTAAAGGATATTTTGATAGTGAATCTCTTTCACAAATACCTCCTATGTATATCAACTTAGTACGAAACATTATTTCAAGAAGAACTCTTGTCTATCAACAAGCACCAGTTCGTTACAATGACAAATACAATGAAGTTATTGGTGGCTTAGATAGTATAATGAAACAATTTGAGCAACTAACCTATTTATTAGGAACAGAAGCTTTATACACCCATTGGGACGACAATAGAAAGAAATTAAAATATCGTCCTATTCACTTTTTTACCCCATTCTTTAAACCAGGTGATGATGAGCCATTTGCTATTATGTACCAAGCAGAATCTCAATTACAAGCAAGAACAGAAGATGCACAATATATGTTTTGGTCGAAGGATACTGAAGATATGGAAGGGAAACACTTTATGATATCATCAAGAGGTAAGATTACTTCTGTTGTGCCTAATGATAGAAACCCTTATGGAGATATCTTACCATTTAACATAGCCCATAGACACCCTTTTACAAGAGATTTCTTTAGAGAAGGTGCA